TTCTTTTTGATTGCCAATTATTTTGTTTTTAAATTAGTATTAGTTATTCATTAGTTTATTATCCTTTACCATCCAGCAAAACAACGTGTTCTGTTCGATTCGGAACTTCCCCACTAACTACAACTCATTATGAAACTTACAATAACCAAATCCGAAGGTGCAATCTTCAGAAGCTTATTGCAGACCGAAAGTCAGACATTCATAATATTGGAGGTGACAGCAAACAGGCAGAGCGTCTAAGTAAGCTGAACAAGAAGATTACAAGGCAGGCAAAGAAATATTACAAAAGCGGTTAATAAACAACAAATATGTTATAAAGCATTGGAGCAAATTAATCTATATCTACAACAATGTGCTATCTTTGCGGCGCTAAACAAATACACAGAATGGAAGTTATATTGGAATACCTTTTAAACAATTGGCCGTCATTTACTGTTGTGCTTATTGTTGGGGTTACCTGTTTTATTGTGGCACGTAAATTTACTAAATGGGAAGACCGCCACGACAGAAAGCACGAAGATTTAGAAAAAGGAATGCTTAATATTTCCTCTGATATGGGCGAAACCGCTTCAATGCTCAAATCAATCGGAGAAAACATGGAGACGATTGAAAAGGACGTTATAATACTCAAATCCGTTATGGCAATGAAATACAAGAACTTTATGGATGTTTTGTCTCTTAAACACAGTCCGAGAAAGCTAAACGATAACGGAGAGCGTATCTTGTCTGATATAAACGGGGATGAGTTCCTGCAAAGAAACAAAAACTTCCTTTTTGCAAAGATTGACGAGCAACGCCCTAAAACTGCTTTAGATGTAGAATTAGCTGCAAACTTCGTACTTTTGTCAAATATGAATAACGATATATTCAACGATTTAAAGATTTTCGTTTATAATGCTCCTACTTATATGATGAAAGACGGGGAAGACGGACAGCGTCCTTACGATTTGGATATGAACGACATTTGTTTCGTTCTAAGTCTTCCTTTGCGTGATATGTATTTGGCTGAACATGAAGAAATACTGACAGATTAACATCGGTCATTTGTTTACATCTCCTCTTTTGAGGAAACTAAAGCGGTGGAATTTAGGTTTCACCGCTTTTTTCTTGCGTTTTCCTTTGGCATTTTGATTTGAGTGTGTATCTTTGCGGTGCAAGTTCGCCAAGCCTGCACAACATAATTATTGCTAATGGGATTTTTTATATCCCTTTGGGAACTTATACTGTAAAGATATAAGGCTGTTGTACCCTCGTGGATACCCATTGCAATATATGTGTATCAGGTTTGGCGACTTTGAGGGGCGACAGCCTTTCTTGTTTTAAATAACTCAAATTTCATTCACAGAATGCCAAACCTGATGAAATTAGAGCAGAAGCGAAGTATAGTAACTTCTACATCTACGTTGGTTGCTAACGTAAAAGCAGCGTCCATGTTATTAATGTTGGTTCTCACCTTCATTAACCCAATCCTATTTATCATACCACTTATCGTATGTTTTCTTTCAGCGAAGAAAGGAGGTTCATTATTATGAGAACACCTAAACAATACGACCTTTCAGAACTGAACAATTTCTTTAATGAAGTGATTACTCCCGACCAACTGGTTTCCGAACTTGTGGATTTATTGTTTGATTATGCTTTATCCTTTGATGAAGATAACGTGAAGGCGTTTAAAAAGGGAGTGGATACGATATATATCCTATACCACGAGCTAACCAAAATAAAGGAATAACGAACGCAACATTATGTAAACTGTATGAAGCGGGCTATTTATTAGTAGCCAGCCTCACTTTTCTATTGAGTAAAAATAAGATTTATAATATGAAGACAAATCAAATTATGGTTCGCCCAATGGGCGAGTTTAAGGTAACACAACGAACTTGTGATGGAAAATTCGACTGTACAAATTTGCTTGCGCAATGGAATAGTGCTAATAAAAGTAATCCTAAAAAGATTACTGAATATTTAAGGCTAAAGGAAACTAAAGAGTTTGTAAAAGCATTGCTGGAAGAGCCTGAATTTAAAAGTGAGAATTATCACCTTTTAGAAAGTGATGATTATAAAGACTTTCCAAAATCTATTGTTGTTGTTACAAGAGGAAAGAATGGAGGTACATGGATGACGCCTCTTATGTTTTTAGATTTCGCCATGTGGTTAAATCCTACATTCAAAGTAAAGGTTCTAAAATTCATTCAAGACGAAATGATTAAATTCCGCAATCTTTCGGGAGATGCTTATCCAACCATGTGTAAAGCAGTAAAATCTATCCTGCCCGAAGATATATTCAGAGAGAAAGTAAAAGACCTCGCCCGTTCTCTTAATATCATAGTTTATGGGAAACATGAAAGTGAAATGAGAAACAAAATTGCAGACGAAAGCAAATTGAGGGAGTTATACGAACTCGAAATGAATATTGCGCAATGGATTGAAATAGGCATAGTAAAGAACTACCAGCAATTAAAGTCTGCACTCATTAACCTATACTACAAAAAGCATCCGAATGTTCTCCCGATATGAAACCCTACATAATCACTTCTATGGCTCTCATTACATATAGCGGCAAGAAAATACCGCTTACGGTAATAGAGAGCCATATATTGACAAAATCTTTGGAGATAACTAAAGAAAGAATACTCGATACTTTCTCCATGATGAAAGATAAGCCGGTGGATGTGGAACTTAAAATCAAATATATATGAAGAAAAAAAGAGAGTATATTACAATCACAACCGAGACGGACATATATTTAGACGATTATTTCGATGATTTTATGACCGTTGCCTCTGATGAAGATTTGATTGAAGAAATAGAAAAACGAGGGCATGTGGTATATAAAAAAGGAATTCCCATTACTCCTTTTGGAGAGCAACCTATTGAATTTAACAACCCGACCGATTTAAAAAGGCATTTATGCGACATAGCCAATGTAGGCTATTGTATATCCAATGAAGAGCTTATCAATGAAATAAAATTAAAACTACCATAATTTGCATGAGACATTTAGAAGACAAACTCCAAAAAGCTTGCGTGAAGTGGTTTGATTACGCATATCCCAAATATATACTAACTCTCCATCACTCTCCAAATGGCGGAAAACGCAATTCCATTGAAGCTGCAAAGTTCAAGCAGATGGGCGTTCGTGCAGGATTCCCCGATTTGATACTTCTTATACCGAATAAGTTTTATCCTTTCTGTGGGGTGGAATTAAAGACTAAAACAGGCAGGCAGTCGAAGAATCAGAAAGCCTATCAGAAGGAGTTTGAAAGTATTGGCGCTAAATATGTCGTTGTCCGGTCACTTGATGAGTTTATAAAAGTTGTAAACGATTATTTGAAAGATGTATGACAATGGCAAAAGATAGCTTTATAATATATAAGTCTTTCTACAAACCTATATCAAGATTATCAGACAAACAGCTTGGACGATTATTCCGTGCAATTTTCAAGTATCAACTTGGCGAGGAGGTTACGGTAGAGGAGGACATTGAAATGGCATTTGGTTTCTTCATCAATCAATTTGAGATAGACGAAACTAAATATCATGGCATTGTCGAGAGAAACCGGAACAACGGGCGTAAAGGTGGTGCTCCGATTGGGAATAGCAACGCAAAATCGAAACAACCCAAACAACCCAGTGGGTTAAATTCAACCCAAACAACCCAAAACAAGCCTAATGAAAATGATAATGAAAATGATATAGAGAAAGAATCTCCTAACGGAGATAAGAAAGCGATTCCCAAAAACAAGGAAGTTGATTTGTCTTTTGTTGATGAGGGTTTTAAAGATGCATTTAGGGAATGGCTTGGATATAAGCGCGAGCGAAGGGAAAGCTATAAATCTGACAAGTCGCTAAAAATGTGCTATAATCATCTATTAGAGTTAAGTGACAACAATCCCCAAAAAGCAAGATGTATTGTTGAGCAATCAATTGCAAACAACTATTCCGGATTATTTGAACTAAAAAATTATGGAAAGAATCGGAAACCTGATACTGAACCAGACAAAAGCTCCGCCGGTATCAAATCAATTGTCTTCGGCAAACAAAGCTAATCAGAAACAATGGAGCAAGGAACAGGCTGATATGTACTGGCGCAACCAACTTGTAATTTCTATGAAATCCATTTCACCGACCTTTACAATTGATGACAGCAACCGCCAACTGTTGAAAGCTCTTTATCAATGGATATGGGGAATGCCTGGAATACTTGATTTAGATAAGGGACTGTTATTACACGGTTCTATCGGGGTAGGCAAATCCACTTTACTGAAAGGGTTACAGAATTATGCGGCGAAAATTGCCCGCTATTGTATTGGCGGTGCGGATGCCGGATTGACCTTTCAGTTTACCAGTGCTGCCGAGATTGCCTTACAGTTTGCCGATAAAGGTATTACCGGGTTAAACCAATACACAGATAGGTCATGTATGCACAATCTTGCCATTGACGAGGTAGGAC